CCGCTGTCCGGCATATTTGAGGTGCCGGACAGCGGCTCCCGTATCGCACGGGAACCGGGGGAAATCTTAAGACAAGGTCTCCACGTCGTTCACGAGGGTTGCGGTGCACATCCGGCCGACGACGCTGTCGCGCGCCGCCTGCCAGTCGAAGGTGGCCTGCACGCCTTGCGGCCCCGAGATCTCGATGCGCGGACGCGGCAGGTAGACGGCGTGCACGGTGAAGGTGAAGCTTTCGCCGGACGGCAGGAGGTAGGCGAACTCCATCTCGCAGGCCTCGCCGTTGATTGCCTGCGTCACCAGCGTCTGGTCGGCGAAGCGCACCTCGATCCGGCCGGTCAGCGCGGCGATGGACGGGTCCGCGCCGTCGATGCGGCCATCCGAGCGGATGGTCTCGATCCGGTCGAGGTTGTTGGCATAGGTGATCTCGGCCGAGACCACGTTGCCGAGGGCGGACCCATTCCGCGTGATCGCCCCGTTGAAATGCCCGAAGCGCTTCAGCTCCAGCGCGGCGGGCGTTCCGGCGCTGGTCGTGGTGCCGACCGTCTCGCCCTGCGCCACCAGCCGGGCTGTCGCGGTCAGGAGCCCGGATCGCTGCATCTGCCAGGTGATCTGGTCGAGCACGCAGCCCGAGTACATCGCGTAGCGCGGCACCTCGGGCATGCCGGTCTCGATCGACATGCTGGGCAGCGTCCAGGACCCCGACTGGAACTCGTGGCTGTAGGGCGCCTCCGCACCCGTGGTCGTCGGTGTCCCGAAGGCCGCCTTCAGCCAGAACCCGAAAGCCTCGGCGTCGAGCGGCACGACGACGTCGCCATCGGCCGTGACCGCATCCTTGATCGGCGCCAGCGGATCGCGGCCGTAGCCGAGAAGCTCCGAGTTCAGCAGTGGCTGCTCGGCGCCGAGCGAGGTGCTGGCGAAGGGCATGCGGGTGAAGCCGCTGGCGGGCGGCGTTCCATAGGTCGTCTCGAACGCAAGCGCCATCAGCGCCCGCGCCCCCTGGGCTCGTGCCATGGTGTTCTCCTCGGGTTGTCGGGATCAGCCGAGCGGATCGGCCGTGGAATAGTGCAGCACCACCGGGATCACGGCCGCCTTCAGGCTGGCCGCGCCCTCGACCGGCAGATCGACCGGGCGCGGGGCTTCGGCCTCGACCCAGTCGCAGAGCCCGCCCAGCGTCCGGTCGGCGGCAAGCGCTGCGCCGATGCTGGCGGTCAGCGTGTCGAACGCAGCGTCGCGATCGGCGCCCTGAACGACCGCCTCGATCTCGGCGCGGTGCTGGTAGTGGTAGCGCAGGGGCGACAGCGTGACTTCGGGCTCGCCTGGTTCGCCGTCGCGCAGGATCAGCAGGCCTTCGGCCGGGACGCGCTCGGGTAGCACCTCGCCGCGGAGGGCGGTGGCGGGCAGCGCCGAGAGCCGCGCGTGCAGCGCGGTGAGGATGGTTTCGCGAGGGGTGGGCATATCTGTCACGCGACTCCGCGCTTGACGTTTGTTTCGAGGGTGTTTGGATTAATGAAGGCCGCGCGGAACCAAGCGGTGGGAGGAAAGATGCTGCTTGATCCGCATAGACTCGAAGAACAGCTACGAGCGGCAACAGCCATCGATGCTGCCGTCCGCGACGCCTATTTGACCTTTGCCCATGCTCATTTTCCTGGCGGGACCACGGTGCGCCCGGCCGGACATGGTTACATAGAACGAGAACTTCGTTTCGAAGCCAAGGGCGACTGGCTGTATTCAGCTGTCCTGAATCAGAAGTGGGTCCTGTGGTACTTTCGGAAGCCTGCCTTGAATGCAGGGCTTATTGATCCGGGCAAGACCAAAGAGCGATTTCCCGCTTCGGAAGAAACGTCACGCGGGGAAATCAAGCTTCGAGTTCGTAGTTCGCCAGAGGCACTTGCTGTGTTGAAGTGGGTGGGCGCTGAATAATGCGCTCCGTCGAGCGTCCGGTTTATTCCAATGGTTGCGCACTCATCCAAGCCGCCCCTCAACCCAATTCGCCACGATCAGACCCGGCACGCTGTCCAGCGCCCGCTCGGCATCCCGGTCTAGGTTGAGCCGCTTCGGCAGCTTGACCTGCGGCACCAGCAGGAAGATCGGCACCGTCGTGCGCCCGCGGCCAGTCTTCGAGCGTGACGCGACACCGAGCCCACGACTGTTCAGCCGTCCCTCTGCCACCAGCAGGCTGGGCCCGCGGCGACGGTAGACGAAGCGGAGCCGCAGCCCCCGGCGGCGCTCCCATTCGCCGGGGGTGATCCTGCCGCCGCGCAGGCCGCGTCCGGCGGCTGGCGTCGGGATCGCAAGCCAGAACCCGTCCTTGGAGCGGATCAGCGGCCCGGTGTCGTGAGCGCCGACGATGACCGGGGCCTTGGACCACACGAGCGCCGCGGCGTTCAGGCTCTCGCCGGCCTTCGGGAAGGTCTGGCTCCGGATCGAGTTGGCGAGCCGCCGGCCGAGCCCCGCGCCGGTGATCTGGCCGCGCCAGGCGGTCTTCAGCCCGGTGCCCGCCTCGCGCATAGCGGCGGTGACGGCCTTCTCTCCGGCCTTCACCTCTGCCGCCATGGCGGCGACGAGGTCCGGGGTGATGTCGAGCTTCAGCTTCATCGCGATCAGGCCGGACGCAGATCCACTGTCCAGACCAGCCGTTCGCGGTCGCGGACGGGCTCGCCCTGGATGAGGAAGGCCTCGCCGTCGATCTCGATGCGGTCGCCGGGACGCGGGTTGGCCACCTCGGAAAGGCGCAGATCGAGCCGGGTGCTCTCCGACCAGATCCGCGCCTCGCCGAAACTGGTGACGTCGTCGGGGCGCCGCAGGATGGCGCGGACCAGCGAAGGCGCGCCGCCCTCGGCGATGTAGACGATGTCACTCGCGAGATGCGCATCCGCGAAGAGCGCCTCGAGGGCGGATGCGAACGCGCTGGCCATGGCTATACTGCTCCCATGAAACAGGAATCGATTTCAGAACGCCCGACGAGGGTCCGAGCCGTCCAGGCGCTGTCAGAGGCGTTCATGGGCCAGCACCCGGACACGTCCCTCGACCCGAAGGGCTACGTTGCAGATTTTCGCGACACCCTGCTTCCGCAGGTCACGCTGAAGGATTTCGAAGCAGACCTGTCCTCAGGCGACGGCAACGAGCTGCAGACCAAGTTCCGGGCGGCCCATTCTTCATCTGGGCTGGCGGTCAACTGCTTCGCGCCGTTTCGGAGCCGGATCGCCGACCTCGCCATGCCGATGTCTGCCGGTTTCGACGATCTTCGCTTCGAACGGAAATGCCCCACCGGACTCCGCGGCGGCCGTGCACCCAACCTCGATGTCGTGCTTTCGGGCCCCGGCGGCGTGGTCGGGATCGAGTCGAAGCTGACCGAACACCTGTCGCCCCACCGAGCCGAATTCTCACCCGCATACGAGGAGCAGATCAGAGACTCGCGGCGCGACCAGGGATACTTCCGCGAAATGCTGCGCCTCCGGGATCGGCCAGACAAGTACACCTGGCTCGACGCTGCGCAGCTTATCAAGCATGCGTTCGGACTGGCACGCAGCTTCCCCGACCGACCGGTGACGCTGCTTTATCTGTTCTGGGAGCCCGCGAACCCAACCGCCGGTCCCGAGTTTGTGGCCCATCGAGACGAGATCGAGGAGTTCAGGGCGCGCGTGGCAGGATCATCGCCGGCGTTCGAGGCGATGAGCTATCCCGAACTCTGGCGCTTCTGGCAGGATACCGAACCGGCCGACTGGCTGGTCCGGCATCTCAGCGATCTTCACGCCCGATACGGCGTCACGCTCTGACTCAGGTCCGCCGTGCCGAGCGCAACACCTGCGGCCGTGTGCAGATCGGGAGCGGGTTGCTCTCGATCTCCAGCCGCACCCATTCGTCGCGGTCCCGGTCGGGGATCGTCCGGGCATAGAGCGGCTGGCCCAGCGTGTTCACCGTCTCGAAGGTGTCGGCTGGGGCGTAGTAGATCTCGAAGAGCCCCTCGATGCCTTCGGGATAGAAGAACGCCTTGTCGGCCGGGACCGTGAAGCCGACCCCGCCCCGGTAGCGGCGGAAGGTGATGCCGCCGAAGCTCACCTCGTCGGCCACGCGGCCGCGCAGGTCGGCGGCGGCTGCGGTATTGAGGTAAGTCTCCCGTACCTCCTTGTGGGCGACGAGATCGGCGAAGAAGGCCGAGCCGCATTCGGCACGAACCTGAACGGCGCCGGCCGAGAGCCCGCCCATCGAGTCCTCGACGCTCTCGATCAGCGCCTGGCAGCGCTTGCGCAGCGCCCCGGAGGCGGGGGTCGCGTTGTCGAGATCGAAGTCGATCTCGGCCGCCGGTGTGATCCCGAACTCGGTGAAGTAGTTCACCACCGTGGCGTGGTCCTTCGGGTCCTTCACCAGCCCCTGGATGCCGTTCAGCAGGTGGTACTCAAAAGTGGTCTCGGCGTCCTGGCGGAGCTTCCTGAGCCGGTAGGCCACTTCGGTCTGCACCTGTTGGGTTGCGCTTTCCGAGCCAAAGTCGCGGACGGACTGGATCTCGGAGGCCCAGAGCACGTCCTGCTTCTTGAACTGGCGGCAGACGAAGGCGCGCATCTCGCGGCGATCAGGAACCTGCTGCTCGTAGGCCGAGCCGCGCTCGGAGAACGGGATCAGCGACAGCGTGCCGTCCCGGCTCTCGATGACGACCGTGCGGGAGCGCACGCCGCGCGGGCTGAAGAGGGCCGAGCCCGAGAGCAGCGCGGGCTTGAAGGGGATGTTCTCGAGCGCGCGGGTCAGCTCGACGATGGTGAAGGCATCGCCTTCGAAGATGTCCATGGTGGCCATGAGGATGCCTCCTGTCGGGATTGGATCAGCGGACGAGGATGCCCGCGGCGAGGAGCGCCGTGTGGGCGGCCGCGATCTCGCCCTCGCTGGGGGTGCCCGCGAAGAAGAGGTCGTGGCGGTTGACGATGGCGGGTCCGCGAACGACGGCGACGGCGGGCGCATCGCCGGCGCTCGCATCCGCATTGCCCCAGAGCACCGCGACGGCTGTCTCGGTGCCGTCGACGGCGGCGGGATCGTGCGCGGCGTATTTGCCGGACGCGGTGATCTTGCCCAGCACCGTGCCGGGCTCAAGCGTGCCCGAGGCGACGGTGATCGTCTCGCGGGTGTAGTCGCGGAAGGCTTCCCAGACGAGGAAACCGCCGGGGTGCGTGCCTTCGACGAGCGTGGTCATGGTGTCATCCTTTCAGCTTGAAGGTGCGGGCGACGATCTCGCCCCAGGGGCGCGCGGCCGAGGAGCGGCCGGGCTGCGGGTGATGGGGCACGATCTCGGGTTCGGCCTCGGCCTTGGCGGCGAGGAGCGCGGCGCGCACCTCGTCGAGGCTCGCGTTCTCTTCGAGGAAGCGGCCGGCCATCTGCGCCTGGCCGGCAAGGAGGCAGAGATCGATGACGGCGCGGGCGTGGCCGATGGCATCGGCCCGGATCGCGGCGGGATCCGGCGGCGCGCCGCTGGGAGGTGGCGTCTCGGCCGGAGGCTGAGCGGTGTCGGCGGCGGCGGCCTGCTCGTTTTCGACATCAGAAAGCTGATCGCCTTCGGCGGCCTCGTCGGTGTCCTCGTCCGCTTCGATCTCGACGCAGTCGGCCGCGTCGTCGGAGTCCTGATCCGCTTCGACCTGCTCTACCAACACCGGCGGCGCATTGCGGAAGCGCCCAATGTCGAAGTTCGCGGCGATGCGGACGGGCTCGATCAGCCGGTCGGCGAAGCCCTGCGCCACGGCGTCCGACGCGTCGAACCATGTCTCGGCGGCCATGAGCGCGGAGACCTCTTCCGGCGTCCGGCCGGATTTCGCGGCATAGCCGGAGACGAGGCTGCCCTTCACCTTGTCGAGCGCCTCGGCCATGGCGCGCATGTCCTCGGCCGTGCCCATCACGAGGCCGGCCGGGTCGTGGATCATCAGGAAGGCGTTCTCGGGCATGACGATCTCGTCGCCCGCCATGGCGACGTAGGATGCGGCGGAGGCGGCGATGCCGTCGATCCAGACGGTGACCGTGCCCTCGTGGCGCTTCAGCGCGTTGTGGATCGCCACCGCGTCGAAGACCGATCCGCCGGGGCTGTTGAGCCGCAGATCGACAGGCGTGCCCTCAGGCAGCGCGCCCAGTTCTGCCAGAAACCCCTTCGCCGAGACCCCGTAGGCGCCGATCTCGTCATAGATTGCTACTTCCGCACCGGTCCCCCGGGCGCGGATCGCATACCAGCTTGCCATGTCGTCACTCCTGTTCGGTGGCCGGATCGGTCGTCGCCGCTCCGTCGTCCGTGTCGTTGCCGGCGCCGTTGCCGGGCTCGGCCCGCGTTGCCGGCGTCGCGCGGGCGCCCTGCGTCTCGCCGGGGCTCGTGCGGTAGCGAAGGCCGAGACCTGTCGCGCGGGCGGCGTCGGCGGCGTTCTCGCGGTCGATTTCCTCGATGTCGTAGCCGGTGGCCTCGACCACTTTGCGCCGCGACGTGATGCCGGCCTCCATCGCCAGCACCTGTGCCTGGATGTCCTTCAGCGGATCGACCCAGTCCCAGCGCGGCGGGATCCACTGCACCGGTCGCACCTCTGCCGGATCGGCCTCCAGCGCGCCCGACAGGACCGCGGTCTCCAGCCAGCGCCGCCAGACTGCCCGGCAGAGCTGGTGCACGATGACGCCATGCTGCAGCTGGCCGATGCGGCGACGGAACTCGACGAGTTCGGCCCTGAGACTCGAGTAGTTCGCTTGCCGGACATCGCCGGTGACGAGGTGATAGGGCAGCCCAAGCGAGGCCGCGACCGAGAGCAGCGTCCGGTACTGGAACGCCTCGTAGCCGCCGCCGACATCCGCCGGGGACGAGAACTTCACGTCTTCGCCGGGCAGCAGCACCTGCATCGTGCCGGGCTCGAGGCTCGCGATGGCCGCCCCGTCGAGATCCGCCTCCGCCTCTCCCATCATGGGCTCTTCCGGCGCGGTCTTGGTGATGAAGCCCGCGAACATCGCCGCGGTCTTCTTCCGGTCGAGCTCGGCGTCGTCGTACTGGTCGAGCAGGAACAGCCGCACCATGGCCGGCGCGATATGCGGCAGCCCCCGGATCTGGCCCGCGTCGATGGGGCGATAGATGTGCAGCACGTCCGCCGCCGGCACGCGCACCGTCTCCGGGATGGCCGCCCCCTGGTCGGTGCTGTCGCCCGGGTGGCGGCGGCGGAAGTGGTAGGCCACGCGGCGCCCGATGGCATCGAACTCGATCCCGCAGCGGATGCGGTTGCCGTTCGCCGCGGTCTCGGTCTTCTCGAAGGGCAGCATCTCGGACTGGAGAAGCTGCAGCTGCAGCGGGACCAGTAGCCCGTCTTCGACCCGACGCGGGCGCATCCGGACGAAGCATTCGCCGGCCACGAACATCTCCCGCGCGACCATGGCCTGCAGGCCGTAGAAGTCCGTCAGCCCGTCCGCGTCGGCCTCGTCTGTCCAGGCGAGCCAGAGCTGCTGGACCCGGTCGCGGAGATCCGCGTCTCCGATGAGCGAGGACGGCTTGATCCCGTCGCCGACAAGGTTCGCGGCGAAGGCCTCGCAGGCGTTGGCGGCATAGCCGTTGGTCACGACCAGCTCTCGGGACCGCGCCAGCAGACGCGGGCCGCCCGAGGCGACCAGCGCGTTGATGTTCTCGAGCGGCGGGTTCCAGCCGCGCAGCCGACGCTTCGCCATGGCGCCCTCAAGGCGAGCGCGCACGGCGGCGGGGCCGCCGGCGGACCGGCGGCGGAAGCGGTCGAAGAAGCCCATGGGTTCAGAGCCCCTTCGCCGTCGTCACGCGCACATGCCGCACGATCCGACGCCCTTCGGCTGCGGCGATCTCACGGTCCAGCGCTTCGATGGCCCGGTCGATCTCGGCGACGCTGCGATAGTCCACGGTCTTGCCGTCGTAGCTGACCCGCGCCACGCCCGAGGACCGCTGCGCGGTCAGCGCGTCGCGGCGGGCGCGGAGCTCTGCGGCCGTGGCCATGGATCACCTCATGTAGCTCGAGCGCACCGCGCGCCGGCGCTGCATCGTTCGTGTCGGGACGGCCGGCGCCGTTGCCGGACCGGCTTCGGATCCGTCCTGCTTCGCCACCCCGAGCTGCGCTTCCAGATCGGCCCACCGCGCCTCGGGCCAGCGATCCGCCCCGAGGATCCACGCGGCGGCGCGGGCATAGACCCGGATGTCCAGCGCCTCGTTGCGCTCGCGGAGCTTCTGCCATTCGAGCCGCGTGAAGCCACGC